AACTTGCCTTTTTGTGCGACAGCATCCAGAGACCGAAGGTTTATCATAATATTTCGGTCAAAGCGTATGTGCAAGATTTGATAGACATTCATAATGCACAGGTAGAAGAGAGAAAGCAGTTCGTTGTCGGCAGGGTAACGGTAAAGGATTCTAATGATTCACTGTACCGGTATTCCAATTACGAGGACACAAGAACGGCGTTCAAAGAGAAGCTGACGAGCAGACTTGGAGGACATCTGGTTATCCGGCATGAGGACGGTCTGAGAATCCTAGATTACCTGTCAGATGAAGACTATTACACCAGGAACACGCAGGGCATCCGGTTTGGGAAGAACATGTTGGATTTCTCAAAGAACATGGATGCTTCGGACTTGGCAACGTGTATTATCCCATTGGGAGCGAAGCTGGATGAAGATGAGCAGGACCCGGCACTGGAGGCAATCTCTGAACAGAGAAGAACCATTGCGAGCGTCAACGGTGGTGTGGATTATGTCACAGACGATAACGCAGTGAAGGAATACGGCAAGATTTACAAGACTGTAACCTGGGACGATGTGACAGTTCCAGAGAACTTAAAGAAAAAGGCCGAGGAATATTTGAAGTCGGTACAGTTTGAGAAGATGGTACTGGAGCTGAAAGCGATAGACTTAAATCTGACGGATGAATCTTTCCAGAGATTTGAGATCGGCAACATGATCCAGTGTGTTTCCACACCGAACGGTTTAGACCGGGAATTTCCGCTGACAAAGAAGAAAGTGTATATTACCAGCTTCAAGAACAACACCGTTACGTTGGGCGATGAGACGAGTGCTAAGTCCTACACCTCGTCAAACCGCCAGAGTACGGCTGAAATGGAAGAGACAATAAAATCCTTGCCAAGTAAGACAGAAATCTTGCAGGAGGCTCTCAGAAGCGCACAGGACCTAATAAATAAACAGGTAGCCAGTGGATATGCAGTACACGTTCCGAATGAGTTCATCGTTGCTGATGATGTGGATTATAAGAACAAAGCCAAGAATCTGTGGAGATGGGGACTTGGCGGTTTTGCTCATTACAGCCAGGGGTATGACGGACCGATAGACGGAGTGGCATTGACCATGGATGGAAAAATCAATGGGGAGATGCTTCTGGTAAATTCCGTCAAGACAGAATCGCTGGATGCCGGATACCGGACATCGGTAGAAACGAAGATAACAGAGAGTAAGACAGCGGCGAAGAATCATGCTGATAATAAAGTCAGAGTAGCCAGAGAGGAGATTGAGAATTCCATTTCCAACCTGGAGAATAAGATTTCGCTATCTGTACGAAGTGTAAAGGAAACGGTTGCCCGGAAGAACTATATAGTTGGTGGTGAGCAAGAGACACTTGACAAAAGAAAGTTCACTGCATCCGGCATAACTGGTAGTTGCACGATTGAGCAAGCGGAGTTCCTAAATATGAATGCGATCAAGCTGACGTTCTCTGCAAATGGTTCTGTAACATTGTCGCAGAGCCTGGGAAGCTTGGAAGCTGGCAATTATAAGATTGCTGTTGAGGCTGCATATCCGGAAGGCTCAAAGTACCGCCCGTCTTATGTACGGTACGGATTCTCGGAGAACCAGTCTACAGAATATTTCAGCGGATATAGTGCGGATGAATTTCACACCTACAGTAAGCAAGTGAAGATTACCAAAGCGGCGAAGTCTGTAGCAATCACGGTTTACGGATATACCGGTTCAGTGGTGTATCTCACGAACATCCGATGTCTGAGAGACATGCAGGAACTACTGGATGATCTGAATGCCAGGATAGATGTAGAAGTTGGCAAAGTGTCGGCTTCGGTGTCAGATCTCTATGAAAATTCGCTGCATAACTATTGTAGCAATGGAAAGTTCTCAAATAACGATGATAAGTTTACTGGTTGGGGAAGGAGCAACACAACCCAGGTCACACAGACAACCTTTGACAGCAAGAGCTGTGCGAAGATTGAGAACACATCTTCGACATACAATATCTCCTGGTATCAGAGACCATGGGAGAAGCGTGGAGACATTACAGTTAGGTTTAAGGCGGCGTGTAATGCAGAAGACGCAGATACGGCAAGGATAAGATTAACGATTGACAGCAAAAACTTTTATACCAATGCAGGAGAGCTGAGTGACGAGTGGACGGAGTTCGAGTTTACATCTTATGCAACGCCGTCATATTTCTATACGTATTTTTATAACTATGTAGCAAATACGACCGTATATATCACGGACGTGGAGATTCTGGGATATATGTCTGCATACTCGGAATCTCAGTTGACGATTTTAAAAGATTCCATTGAATCAGAGGTGAAGAGGGCAACATCACAAGAAGGGACATTATCTTCTTCCATCAAGCAAAATGCTGAGAGTATCACTTCAAAAGTGAGCAAGGGTGAAATGGGCTCTTACATCACGCAGTATTACAACAACGTGATTATAGCTTTCAATAAAAACTCAAAATACGTGCAGATCAACCCAGGAGAAATTGCTATTTACAATTACGGAGTAGAGAACTCCAAGAAGCGTGCGGTATTCGATGAAACGGGTAATCACTTTTATAGAGATGGGTATTATGTCGGAGCGATTGGAACGAACCAGTGGTCAGGGAACAATGCTCATAAGGGATTAGTGTTCGATTTGGAACCGCAAGGAAAGTATATGGCATTTGCACAAAAAGCAAGTTCCTCAGCTACTTCCTATACTACGATGTTATGTTTCAGCCGTGCGAACAGTATCTACGATGAGTACGGAGTAAACCTGGGATGCAATTTGATTGGAAACTGGTATACATTGAAAAATTTCAAAATTGGAAGCATATCAGCAGGAGGATATACGGCTTTTAGCGGAGCGATACCGATTGTGTGCGAGATAACAAACAATGGCAATAGCTGGACGTATTCTCATTTGAGAGTATACAACGGAATTATTGTCGGCTACTGGAATTAGGAGGTGAGAGCATGGAACTTATTTTTCCAAAAGGTGAAGAACCTAAAAAAACAGCAAAAAACAGTGTAGCTATAGGAACTATCAAAAGAGAGCAGGAGGTAGAAGATGGAAGAGAGAAAGAAACCAACCAGACCGTTTAGCGTGATTTATGCAGATGCAAAACAAGCTCTGACAAGGCAGGTTGGAAATACGATGGCGGCTTACGGGCTGCCTATTTTTATGGCAGAGGGAATTTTGAGTGGAATCCTGGCTGAGATCCGAACCAATGCCGGAAATGAGCTGGCAGACGATACTGCAAGGTACGAGGAAGAACTGAAGGAGTATTACGAAGCCCAGATCAAAGAAAAAGAGGAGGCTTTTGAGAAAGAGAAAGCAGAACTGATCCGGACGTTCGAGGAGCCAGCTGTTCTGGAGGAAACAGAAGAACCGGAAATGACAGGAACAGAAGAGGCTCCATCTGAAGCCCCGGTGATTATTGAAACGAAGGAGATTGTCGAGGAAACGGAGGTGGACTAAATGGCAGATATTTCCCAGGAGATAGATCAGCTCAGAAATGCGGTCTATGGAGAAGAGGTGCGAGGAGCTTTTATCTCCTGCATGCAGAAGATTCACGAGGAAAATGAAAGCTACAACAGTATCAAAGAGTCAGTCAATCAGTCGGCGGCTACCATGCAGGAGCAGGTAGAATCTATCAACACGAAGTCTGAGGAAGTCAAAGCTGCATTGCAGAATCTGACTATGGCAATCGCCAATGGTAAAAATCAGCAGGATGCAATCGAGAAAGCTACCGCAGCCGGAAAGACACAGCAGACTGCTACAGAAAAGGCTACGTCTGAGAGTAAGACACAGCAGACTGCAATCGAGAAAGCTACAGAGACCAGTAAAACACAGCAGACAGCTTTACAGAATGTCGTTGATTCTGCAAAACAGATTGACTCAGTGATCCAGCAATCTGTAACGGCAGCGAATACAGCAGCCAACAATGCATCGGCAGCTACGAAATCTGCAACAGAAGCAACGTCTTTAGCAAATCAGTCGGCAGAAGCGGCTAAGACTGCGACAACAAATGCAAATGATGCTACAAAGAAAACAAATGCGGCAGTAAAAAATGCATCGGATGCTACAGAACAGGCTGCGCAGGCGACATCAGCAGCAAATGCGGCGACTGAAAATGCAAATCAGGCAACAGTAGCCGCCAAAGCAGCAACGCAGGAAGCACTGACGCAGGCGGAAGAGGCGAAACAGGCGGCGGCATCCGTAAGGGATGATTGCTATCCAATGATGTTTCGTAATTACGATGGAAGA